CTCAATCTAAACTCATCGACACACACGGTTTGTGGCGCCGCAATGGTGGATTCTTTCTTGAGGAATGGCTGACACCAGCCTCTCCTCACTCCAAAGTTCCATGCACAGTGTACTAAGAAGCCCCCAAAGAAATCCTGCCGTGCTGACACAATATGCATCAGGGCAGTAGGTAGATAATATAAATCTCCACCCGACTTGGCAAACTCGTAGGCTATCAAAGTTGGAGTCACACTTACATGCACCCTCTTGAGAGATTCCTCAATTAGGACATTGCGTACTGTGTCTATCCCATTTCCAGCGGCGCTAAGCGCATCACCGGGCACGAGACGTTTGTGTTTTACCCGCAGCCATTTCCTTAGGTTAGTCCTCAGTGTGCACGCAGCCACACAGGCCGGCTTGGAGGATTTCCGCAGGTAATGATATATGCTCAGCAGGTAAGCGCGAATGTGGTTTAGTTTCATAAACCGTGTGAACTTCCACAGTTTAATAAACAAGCCACTAAGCAATGTTAGGAAAGCAACAACCACCCAGCCAGAGCCCTTTTCCCTCCAACACGCTGTAATCCAGCGTATCCAACTCCGTACAGTTATCCTGGTCCGCATAACGAAACCAAAGAAACCCGTAGGATTCGAAAAGGCTTGAGTGAGTGATTTATTAAGTTCCGCACAGCCTAGGGCTAAGCGACCTAGTGATTCTATCTCCGCCTCAGCATTGTGGGTCATGGCTATGGCAGCCAATTTGGCTGCAGCACGACCCTTCATCCGAGGGGGTATCAAGTCACACTTGGATACAGCCACTTGCGCATGCCGCATTAAGTCCCTCATCAGGGCCTCATTGCGCTCACGCCCAGCAGCACGGGGATACAAAGCTTCCACTAGCTCTGACGGTACGCCGATGACTTCCAGCATGGCGGATACGACACCTGATTGCAAACCAGGCCCCAAATCCAACCGCTGTTCACCCACCGTTGATATGGCCAGGGCATAGAAGGAGTTTCCAACTCGAAACACCTTATCTAAGCCACCCGAGCCACCCCCAGTGTTGGCCAGCCTGACGTGTGGCTTTCCAACTTCAACTGTGGTGGCGTAATACCGCAATCTACCATATTCGGCTCTTGCAGGTAATGAGACCAAGCGCTCAAGTGACACTTTACCCCGTTTGGCCGTTCCGGGATATTGCAGCACCATCGTAGCACTTGAGAAGTCTCCCACATCCACTCTGTGACCCCGGAGCACAAACATGCACGTTTGCCACTCCAAGCCAGCCTCCTTGCCAAAGGTGACGGAGGGATGAGGTAACCATCTGCCTTCTCCAAAGTGCTTGATGCCAAGGCATCGAAGACACTCCCACTCGGCATCGATTCGAAGAGGACCAACCCCATTATCATGGGAACCAAACAGCGAACAGATCTTGCGATGCGCCTCATCG